GAAAAAATTCTTACGTATGAGGGAAGTTAACATAGTTGGAGACAACGGCATAGTACTAATAGCATCAGCTATTGACTCAGTTACTAAACAGTTGGATTCTAAAGCAAACGAAATAATAGAAAACTTATACCAAGACTTCTCTAATAAGAAGAATTTCACAGTAGACGGTTCAATGTCTCGTAGAGATGTAGAAAAACTGCTGGTTTCTTCTTTAGTATATGACGGTGAGTTTTTTGCACGAATTGTTAGGGGTTATGACAATGATCATAATATAGCAATCCAGATAATGGACAGTTATCAATGCGATATGTTATACAATACTGGCAATACTCAATTAGCTAACGGTAATTATGTAGTTAATGGAGTTGAAATAAATGATTATGGAAAACCTGTTAATTATTACTTTTTAACAGGTAGACCTGATAGTTATAGTTTACAGACTAAACGTATATGTATACCTGCAGAAGATATTATTCATGTATTTAAACGTGAATATGCTGGACAAACTCGCGGAATCCCAATAGCTGCTGCTGGAATAATGAAACTGAATGATTTAGCTGGATATACAGAAGCAGAAATAATAGCTGCACGTACAGCTGCATGTAAGATGGGTTTTTATACTGTTCCTATGGGTGATGAAATGATTGGTCCTAACGATACTAAAGATATTGATGGAACATCTCTGCTTAAAGAGGCTTCACCAGGAACATTCGAACAATTACCACAAGGTTGGGACTTCAAGACACATAATCCAGATCATCCGACTGGAAATCATGCAGCGTTTGTTAAAACAACTCTCAGAGAAATAGCTAATGCTTGGAACGTATCTTATAATGAATTAGCCAACGATTTAGAAGGCGTAAATTACTCTTCTATTAGACAGGGTGTTCTTTTTGAACGTGATTGCTGGAAAGACGAGCAACAATTCGTAATAGACCACTTCGAAACAATTATATTTAATGAATGGCTTAAGATTAACCTATTAAATGGTAAACTTTCCCCACTTCCTTATGCTAAATTAACAAAATTTATCAATTGCGATAAATGGCAGGGTAAACGTTGGACATGGGTAGATCCAGCTAAAGATGCTCAGACAAATGAGATCATGGTTTCTAATGGATGGAAAACTAATGATCAGATTACATCAGAGCAGGGTGGAGATTACTACGATAACATTAATCAGATTAACCAAGAAAATAAACTTAAAGATAAACTTGGATTAACTCTTGGTCCTCAAAAGGATGTAGCTAAAAAGCCTAACGAAGAAGAAGAAGTTTTGACAAAACCAAGTAAATAAAATTGAAAGTAAATATATGCAGGGTAAAGCCTCTTCACAATGCGCAACCACGCCCTGCCTTTCACTCACTTAGGAGAAACTAATGGAAGAATCAGTTAGAAAAATTATAGAATCAGAAAGATTCTTTAGAAAGTCAGATATAGTCTCTGGTAGTATTGACGAAGCTGCTCGTACAGTAGATATGTCATTCAGCTCAGAGCTCCCTGTGCAGAGATCTTTTGGAATGGAAATATTAGACCATTCAGAAGGAAGCGCGGACCTGTCTAGGTTAAATGCAGGTGCAGCTGTACTTGTAGATCACGGCGGAGACCAGATCGGAGTAGTAAAGAAAGCTTTTATAGACCCTACCACTAAAAGAGGGATGGCAAAACTTAAATTCAGCAAATCAGCAAGGGGCCAAGAAATATTCCAAGACATAGTAGATGGAATACGTTCAAATATATCCTTTGCTTATTCAATAGATACTAACTCAATGACTAAAGAGTCAGAGGGCACATATAGAATGTCGAAATGGACACCGCATGAAATCTCCGTGGTGGGAGTTCCGGCGGACGCGACGGTGGGAATCGGACGCAGTCTAGAGAAACAACCTGAAGTGCAAGCTGTCGAAGTAGTTAAAGAAGAAGTTATAATAGAAGAAAAACAAAAAGAAACGATTTTAGAAATTAAAACAAACGAAGGTAAAAACAAAATGGAAGACAAGAAAAGAGTATCGGAAATTTTCGCTATTGCTGAAAAACATCCGGAACTAATGGCTGAAGCTCGCGCTGCTATCACCTCTGATACTACGCTCGAAGATTTTCAGAAAACAGCTATGGCTAAGCTATACAACGCTAAAGCTGTAGAAGTAAAAACACAAACTGATATAAATGCATCGAACATCGGACTTTCTACTAAAGAAGTTAAAAGCTTTTCAATAGCTCGCGCTATTCAAGCTATGGTTTCTGGTAACAAAGAATCTGCTGCATTCGAATTCGAAGCTTCACGTGCTTGTGCTAAGAAAGCTGGAAAAGATCCTCAAGGATTTTACGTCCCTAACGAAGTAAGAACAATGAATGTTACTTCAGCTACTGCTGGGGGGGACTTCGTTGCTACAGATCTTCTTGCTGGTTCAATGATAGAATTGCTCAGGAATAAATCTGTAATGTTCGCAGCTGGCTGCAAATCTCTTACAGGATTAGTTGGAGACGTTGCAATTCCTAAACAAAGTGGCGGTGGGAGTGCATATTGGATAGCTGAAGGCGTAGATCCTACAGTATCTGATCAGACGATTACACAGGTAGCAATGGCCCCAAAAACACTTGGTTGTTATACTGACTTCACACGTAAATTAATGCTTCAGTCCTCAGTTGACATTGAAAGCTTCGTAAGAAGTGATCTTACAACGATACAAGCAATTGAACTTGACAGAGCTATACTTAATGGAAGTGGCGCTGGTTCAGAACCTTCTGGGTTGTACGCTAAGATAACTGGTGCTTATGTTCCTTCTCTCGGTACAAACGGCGGCGCTCCTACATGGGCAAGCATCGTTGCTTTGGAAGCTAGAGTTGACGCTCAGAATGCATTAGCTGGAAGCTTAAGCTATATTACAAACGCTAAGGTCCGTGGTACTCTTAAATCCACACCTAAAGTAAGTAATTTCCCTCAGTATCTGATGGATGATTCTGGAAGAGTAAACGGTTACACTTGCCATGTATCTAATCAGGTTCCTGGAACAATTACTAAAGCTGGCTCTGGTGCTACATTATCAGCAATGATATTTGGTAACTTCAGCGATATCATAGTCGGTTTCTGGGGATATTTGGATGTTAAGATTGACCCATACGCTCTCAGCAAGTCTGGTGGCATAAGAGTTATCGTACTCCAAGATCTGGATACTAACGTAAGGCATATTGAATCCTTCTCCGCTCTAAAAGATATCGTAACGATATAATAATACGGGGGCAAAAGCCCCCTTTTTTTAGGAGAATTTAATTATGAAATATTTTCAAGTTTACGATCAAAATACAGTTGTTTGTCAGGAAGTGATTGATTTAGGGCAACAGACTACGACGCAGACAAGTTCACGTTTTGATATATCTGCTTACGAAGGGCTTCTTTCGTTTTTCTTGCATACAGGAAATACAAATCAAGGAACTCTTACAGTTACAGTACAAACATCACATGATGATAGTACATACGTAGCCCTTGCTCCTATTACAGGTGGAACAGGATTTACTCAAATAACTACATCTAATGGCGGAATATACGCCCTTAATTACGACGTAGAAATAGCACGTAAATATGTTAGAGTTGTTGCAACAATTGCTGGAACAGCTACAGTTACATATAGCGTATACTTCTTAGGTAAGAAAAATCGCGGAATCACTGCTTAATACAATAATTAAGAAGCTCCCTTATGGGGGGCTTTTTTTTTGTCTTTTTTTTTATTTTAGTCTTGACTTTTGTACAAAATACTGTATACTTACTATTAAAACAATAGATGGCTGAGTGGTTTAAGGCAATTGCTGTTAAAGATTAGTATTTAATAGCAATGATTGGGACGTAAAACTAATTTTACTACCTGTCCGAGGTGTTCGAATCCCTCTCTATTGTTTCTTTTCTTATATCATATGATTAACAATTTTAAGGGATATAAAAATGCAATTAACTCCAGAAATTAGAAAACTAGCAGAGGCTATGCTAAACGGGAAGCAACACTCAGGAAATATCGAAGGCTTCGACATTAAATCACTTGCTGAAAACAAAATCGCAGTATCTGTAACTTGCCACGAACCTTACTTGAAGTTCCTATACGATCAAATTCAGGCTGTCAATAATCAGACATCACCAGCGTTTGAGAAATTTCTTTTTTTAGACAACTGTGAAATAGATGGATTAAAGAAACTCTTTCCTGACTGGAAGATAGTTCATGGTAACTGGGGTTCACCCAATCCTGGTCGTAATATTGCTATTAACGAAACTAAAGCCGATTGGATAGTATTTGCTGATGCTGATGATATTATGAGTCCTAACTATTTACGTTCTATTGAAAATGTATTAAAGACAGCAAAAGAAAATGTAGGAATAGTATATGCTGATTTGAAATACATAGACTCAGGTTTTACACCTGGAAGAATATACGGAGTAATGGATACATTCGACTACTGGGAAGAAAGAGTAGTTAATGGTATCTCTGCTTGCTCTGCTTGGCGTATTGAAATGTTAAAGGAAATTGGCGGAGTAGACGAAAGAATTAATCGTTATGATGATTGGTCAACTGCATTAGATGCAACTGCTAAAGGATGGCATTGTGTTAAAAATAAAGAGTGC